TTCGGGCTGGCCTTCGGGCTGGCCTTCGGGCTGGCCTTCGGGCTGGCCTTCGGGCTGGCCTTCGGGCTGGCCTTCGGGCTGGCCTTCGGGCTGGCCTTCGGGCTGGCCTTCGGGCTGGCCTTCGGGGGCAGTGCCGGTGCCGTCGGACGAGGTCAAGCCGTCCGGGTCGTACAGGTTGGCGGCGCCCTTGGCGATAAGCTCGTCGGCGCGCTTCTCGTCGTAGAAGCCGGCGACTTCACCCGCGTTATAGGGCGGGTGGAAATGGTTGAACTTCAGCAGTTTCATGGTTCTCTCCCGTCATACGCAGGAGCGGGCCAGGCCGCTCCCGCGAGCGGCGATTACGACTGCTTCCGACGGCCGCTGAATTGCAGCGAGCGCTGGATGTTGGCCGTGTCGGTGTTGGCCGCGGAGAGGTCCGGCGTGATGCTGAACTTCACGTACCGCTTCGCGTATTCCAGCGAGCAGTCCGTCACGAAAGCGCCGGTGACCGTGCCGCCAGCGGTGCTGGACAGGGTCAGCACGGCGGCGGCCGACGTCATGTCCGAATAGGTCACGTCGTCGTCGCTGGTGATGAACTTGCCCGTCACCGTCAGGGACTTGCCCGCGGCCAGGGTGGTGGTCACCGAGCCGGTGAACGCGACGGCCTCGAACCGGTCCGGCAGGGCCAGAAGGTCGATAGCCGGGGTCAGGGCTTCGGTGTTGTCGCTGGCGCCGCCGGCCGTGACGGCCACGGCCGCACCGGCATAAAGCGCGAAGAGGTCGGCCGCGGGGTTCCGACCCAGGGATCCTTGCATGATACTCTCCATGGTGAAGCGGCCGCTCACCGGCGCGGCGGCTTCGTCGTCTTTGCGCTAGGCGCGGGAGGAGAAGCGGCCTCCGGCGGGCCGCGAGTTCAGGGCGCTAGGCGCGCTTAGCTGCGGCCCCACTTCACGCCGGTCAGGATGGCGACAGCCTTGGCGCGCTTCAGGCCGAAGTCGTGGCCGGCGATCGCGCGGATCAGGGTCTGATTGCGCGAATAGGCCGACACCATCTGGCCAGCGACCTTGTAGGAAGCGGCCTCGTTGGCGTCGATCTTGATCTGATAGCTGTCCGCGATGACCGCCTCGCCGAAGTCGACCAGGTAGACCTCGCTCTCGTCGGCGCCGACGCCCAGGTTGGCCGGCACGTTGTTGGTCACCTCGACCGCGAAGCCCTTCCAGACCGGCGCGGGCAACTGCAGGCCCGGGAACACGACATTGCCGTTGCCGTCGCGGAGATCCTGCAGGAAGCCGAAGTCCGTCGGATTCATGATCCAGCGGACGTTTTCCATCGGGATGTCGGCGATCGCCAGCGCGTTGATCGCCTTGCGGGCGTCCTTGTCGATGTTCGCCAGGTTCACCGTCGCGTTGGCGGCGATGATGTTGGTGGCGGCGCCGAGGTAGCGGATGCCCTTCGGCGCGGCGCCGACACCGTTGCTTCGCAGGAAGGCGACGTCCTCGGTCTGAGCGAAGCTCTTGATCAGGTCGTTGCGGACCATGACGTCGACGCTCAGCGCCGCGTGGCGCATCAGCTTGTTGGAGATCGGCACGATGGCGGCGATCTCGCGCTCAACGAAGTTCAGGGCGCCGAACGTCGGTTCCGTGGTCCCCGTGTCCGCGCCTTCGCCGATGTAGTAGGCCGAGGTGCCGCTCTCCAGGGTCGGCATGCTGTCCTTGCCGCCGACCAGCGGGACCTCGTTGGCGTTCCTGCGGATCACCGTCTTCGGACGCAAAAGGTCGATCAGCTCGGCCGAGAAGCGCTCGGGGACGAGGAAGCCGCCAGCGCTGGCGTCATTGGCCTGCAGAGCGGCCGTGACTTCGTGGCGCTCGCCCCAGGTGGACGAAGCGAAGCTGGCGGCGGCCTCGACATTGCCTCGGCCGGCGATGAGGGCGCGGGTCGTTTGCGCGAACAGAACGCCCGGCGCGGGCTTTTCCTTCGCCTGCGGCGCGACACGCCGCTGGCTGGCTTCGCCCTGACCGACCTGGCCGCCTTCGGCGCCGGCTTCGGCTTCTTCTTCCGATTCGAACGAGGTGATGGCGGTCGAAGCCTTCAGCTTGTTCAGGCGTTGGGCGTTGGCGATGCGCTTGTCGATGTCTTCCACCTCGGCGGCGGCGGCGTCGAAAGCGGCCTGGTCTTCGGCGTTCAGGTTGCCGTTGTCCTTGGCCTGCAGCGCTTCCAGCTTTTGAACGGCAGCCGCGCGCAGTTGGCGAAGGCTGGCGAGATCGCGGGGCATATAATCCTCCATGTCCGCGGGATGGGGCTCTCGCCCCGGAAAGTCCCCGGCCTTCGCCTGGGGAACGGGGGCTAGGCCTTCAGGCGGGAGAGCTTCCGGCCGTTGGCGAGCGATTGGGCGATGCCGCGGTAAGCGGCGTCGAAGCTGGTGACCTTATCGGCCATGCCGGCGGAGACCGCGTCGGCGCCGACCTTCACCCCGCCCTGGCCGAAATCGGCCTTAACGCGGGTCGGGGTGGTGTTGCGGCCCCGGGCGACGTCGGCGATGAATTCGCTTTCGATCGCGTCCAGCATCGCGCGGATCTGGGCGACGCCCTCCTCCGTGCCCAGGTCCGGGGCCTTGTCCGGCGCATTGGAGCTGACGATGTCGAGCGCCATGCGACCGTCGGCGTCCGGCTCGACCTGGCGTGCGAGGCCCGCGAGCACGCCGATCGACCCGAGGACCGCCGTGCGGTCGATCGTGATCTGCTGCGCCTGGCTGCCGAACCAGTAGGCGGCGCTGGCCATGGTGCCCATGGCATGCACCGAAAGCGGCTTGACCCGGCGGCCGCTCCAGAAGGCGTCGCTCAGGGCCGCGATGCCGGAGACCGCGCCGCCCGGGCTATCTTCCAGAACCATGACGTGCTCGACGTCGGGGCTGTTCTGCGCGGCTCGGTAGTCCGCAAGGATGCCTTGCGCCGTCGTCGAGCCGGAGACCTCGGTCATCATGTTGGCGCGGGGGAAGATCGGGCCGAACACAGGAATCAGGGCGATGCCATCGGCGGTCACCGTGGCGGACCGCGCGCCCTCAAGCTTGCGAGCGTCCGGGCCGGCGAACACCTCAAGGTCGTGGCCCGCCCAGGTGGGCTGAGCGATGCTGACAGGTTCGCGCATCGCCAGAGCGGCGATGATCGGCAGCCACGAAGCTTCGATCGCCCACGGCTCGGCCGTGAGCGCCGCGAGGGCGCGAGTAGGCATGGAATGCTCCTGGATCAGCCGCCCTGCTGGCGGTTACGGCTGTGGTCGGGCCCGTCATCAGCGGGCGTCGGCTGGTCTTCGCTGTCCTGACCGGAACCGTCGCTGACGTTCGCGGTGTTCTCGGAAGCCGGAACCATGTTGCTGGGCGACAGGTAGATCTTGCCCTGGCCGTCCGGCAGGGCGTTACGGTTCTCGAGCTGGTTGATGTCGTCCGCCGAGAGCCAGCCCCACTGGCGACCTATCGCGTAGGCCCGGTAGCGGCTCAGCAGGTCGCCACGCAAAGTGCCGTCGAGATCGTACTCGATGAAGTATTCTTCCTGCTCGCGCTCGGAGAGCAGGCAGTTCTCCATTTCCTGTTCGGACATGGCCGCAAGCGGGACGAGACAGTCGCCGCGGTAGCTGATCGACTGGTGCTCGATGTTGCTAAACGTCGCGCGGTCCAAGATGCCGATCTTGTGGGGCGGCATCCGGAAGATCGTGCACATCTCGACGGCCTGCTGCTTGCGCAGTTCGACGAGCTGGGCGTCGTTATTGTTGCTGCTCCACTGCTTGAGCTTGAGGCCCAACTCGAAGATCGCGACCTTGCCGGCGTTGTCGACGCCCGACAGGACCTCCTCGACCTGACGGCGGGTGCGCGCGGCGACTTCATCGCTCGGGAAAACCTTGTCGGTCTCCACGACCGCCGATGGCCTAGCCCCATTGCGGAAGAAGCGGGCCGCGAACAGCTCGGCGGCGACGGCAAGGCCGATCGCTTCCTTGTGGGTCGAAATCGGCGACACGCCGTAGATCCCACCGTTCTCGCCGGCGTCGGTCGAGCCGCGATAGTGGTGGTGCAGGACCTCCTGATAGGTGAGCCCGCGCAGTTCGCCCCTTCCGGTGCGGCGCACGTCGTAGAACGGCTCGCCGTCGTCGGCCCACTTGTGGGTCACGGCGCCGCGCTTCATCGGCGTGATGCGCTGGACGACGCCAAACGGATCACGTCGCGGCAACGAGTAGCCATTGCCGACGACGAGGGCGTTCATGAACATCGCCTTGCGCCAGGCGTAGCTGGTCAGCCACGGCGCGGGACGGTCCTTCAGGATCCGGTAGAGCGGATGATCCGTCGCGCGCTCGCGTCCGCCGTCCTTGGTTCGGCGGTAGAGCATCAGCGGATGGGCCGCCATGTCGTCGGACAGGGTGTGGATGATCGCGGCGAACCCCGGCACCGCCATCGCTTCGGCCGGGCCAATGCGCAGGCCCGTGGCCGTCATCGAGTTTCCCAGCACCGACATCAGCCAGGGCGTCGGGTCGGACGTCCCGCTGGTCTGCTGGGCTTGAGCGACAGGGCCGCCGAGAAGCGCCGACAGCATCAGCGCTTCCTCAGCGAGCCGATGACGGCGACGGCGCACAGGACGACGCCGACGACGATCAGAGCCGCCGGTACGCTGATCATGCCGACGCCGGTTCCGACGAGGGCGAGGCCGACGACGGCCAGACCGGTGCGGATCCGCTCCTCCATCGTCACCCCCAAACCTTGATTTCGTAGTCTTCCGGCAGGACGTCGCCGGCGCCGGCGTCGGCGCTGTATGTCGCCGCGCCCACGGCCATGGCGTTTGTGACCAGGCCGTCGATGCGGCCCCGCGAACTCTTCTTGTCGAAGGCTCGGTTCTTCTGTCCGTCCGTCGTGACCTTGGCGTTGCCGGCGCACATGTAGGTCACCGGGCTAGCGTCGATCGTGATCGAGCGCGTGAGGATCAGATCCTCGAACTTCTCGATGGACCGCGGCATGCACAGCTGCTTGTCCTCGAACCGGACCTGGGTCCCTTGGGCGTGGCTGACCAGCTTGAGACCAATGCCGGCCGGCTCCTTGGGGCCCTTGTAGCGCCAGACGGCAAAGCCGATCTCGTCGCAGGCCTTCTCGAAGTCAGCGATCCCGGCCGGGTCGAACGCCAGACACTGCAGGTCGTGGACGGCGGCGATCTCAGCCAATTGAGCGGCGACGAAGGTCTTGTCGACTACGTTCTTGTCGATCGCCGTCAGGAAGCCTTGTTCGACCCACTCCTCGTACTTGGCGCCTTCCTTCTTGGCGCGATCGGCGAGACCCGGGCGCGTCGTCCAATACCAGGTCTTGGTGTAGAACCTGCCGTCCTTCAGCCAGATGACCGTCAGCGCCGTGAGGTCGTTCTTCTGCGACAGGTCGAGCGATGCCCAGCAGGGACAGCCGATGAAGTCGTCAGGATCGACCCGGCCCTGAACGCGGATCCAGGCTTCCTCGTCGGTCCAGAAGTCGACGACGCCGGCCGGGATGCCGAAGTACAGGCGCTTGACCGACATTGCGGTCGAAATCCGCGCCTTCGCGGTGTTGACCTCGCCGCGGATGTTCTCGATCGGGAACGTCGTTCCAAGCGCCGGAAGAGCCTTGGGCCAGCAGGCCTCGTTCTCGAACACCGTTTCGCGATCGGCCTTGTCGACCCGGGCGATGAAGGCGAAGGCCTCGTCGTCGTCGATCTCGCCCTTTAGGACCTTCTGGTAGAACTCCGAGTAGTCCGTGCCGACGATCTGCGTCGTCGCCGGGGTGTTGGTCCCGAGCAGCATGAAGGCATCGCCGGGCATCTTGGCGATTGCTCGCTGCCAGGTCTCCAGCGACGTGTTTGTCTTGAACTCGTGGATCTCGTCGGCCAGCACCACGACTGGGCGCGGACCGGAAATCGCGTCGCCATTCGCCAGAGCCTGGAACTTTGAGCCGCTGTCGGGGTGTTCGATCTTCCAGGCGTTGTCGCCCTCGCCCCGGATAATGACCTCGCCACGGCTCTCGAGGTTGTCCCACTCGCCCTCGCCGTCGGGGATCGGCGCGCGGCACATCGCGACGGCGTCCCGAAAGAGAACGTTGGCCGTGGCGCGGTCCTGGCCGATCGCGTAGGCCTCGGCGCGCTTAACGCCGTGATATCCCGTCATCAGCAAGCCGATGCCGGCCATCAGCGGGCTCTTGGCCTGCCCCTTTCCCGTTTCCAGCCAACCAGACCGAAACCGAAGGCGCCCGCTCTCCTTGCGCCAGCCGAAGAGACTGCCGACCGTGAACATGTGCCAGGGCAGCAGGTTGAACGGCTTGCCCTCGTGAGCGCCAGCAGTGATCGACAGGATCGCCGGGAAGAAGCGCTGCGCCCTCGAGGCCGCCGCCGCGTCCCAGTAGAGGCCCCGAGATGCGCCGTCGCGGAGGTCGCGCAGGTGCCGCTCGGCCGCCATGATTGCCAGCTCGCCAGAGACGAAGACCCCGTTGACGGTGTCCTGCGCCCAGGCGGTCGTGGCGTCAGCTGCTCCGCGGCTTGAGGAACTCGTCGGAGCCACGCTTCACCTGCGCTTTCCGCGTCGTCTTCACAGCCGAGCCTCGGCGACGAGGCGAGATGCAAAGCTCGGTTTCGAGAGCGGTGATTTGTTCGGAGGCCTGGCGCATGATCGGCCAGGCTGGATTGGTCTGCGGCACCTTGGTCCGGCGGGCCCGCAGGATCGCGCCGTCGCCAGCAAGGGACTTCGCGGCCCGTTCATAGATGACGCGGAACTCGACAAGGCGCTTGATCGCGTGGCCGTTCGCCACCGACAGCGTTCCCTCACCAGACAACTCCCTAGTGACGATGCCCCACTGCTCGCGGGCCAACTCGATATCGAGAACGTCGTTATAGATCAGCGACCATTCCGGCTCGGGGGGCAGGCCGTCGCCGCCTGGGATTGTCGCTAATGACATCCCCACCCCCTACGGGGGTGACCGAAACCCCCCTTCCTAAAATTCGATTCAGTGCGAACGGAGGATGGCTGCCGGTCCCCAGGCCGAAGGTCTCCAGAGATTTATACCCCCCTACCCCCTCACCTTGAGGCAGCGCGCTCGCCCGTGGCGTCCCTGAAGGTCCGCGCTTGGATTGGGACGGGCGAGGCGCTGAGCCTACAGCACGCTGCAGGCGGGTATGGTGGAGCGAGGGGCGGGGTTCAGCCCCGCCTGTCCCTGTCGGGGATTAGGGTTGCGCGCGGCGCCCTCGCATAGACGTTCGCCTAAGCCTTGGCGGCCGGCTCGAACGTGATGTTGTAGGCCTTGCCGACTTCGAAGGCGTCGATAGCGGCGGGGTTCGTGATGTTCATCTCGATCTTGCCGCTGGGCGTGTACTTGGACCAGGTCTCATTGTCCTGGCCGTCGCCGTAGGTGCCGAACACCGGCAGCAGCGTGACGGTCGCGAAAGGATCGCTGCCGGGAGTGCCGGCGTGCTTGATCTCGCTGACGAAGAACTTGGCTCGGACGTTCATGCGTCTCTTCCTTCTGTTGGCCCGGATGCCGCCGGGCGACGGTTGCCTTTCGCCAGATTAATCTGAGCGGGCAGAACTTTTAGGTTCCATGGAACGTGAAGACCGCACACATCGACGCCAGCCAGCGGCTCTATGTGATCCACATGATGGGGCACGCCGGTGAGCCGACTGATCGTCCTAGCCTCGACATAGAATGCGGCGATCTGCCGATGCTGCTCGGCTGTTAGCCAGTTTGGCATCGCCTGCCGACGCCGAGCGCGCTTTGCAGCGTTCCAGGCCGCGGTCTTATCGCGATTTCGCGCTTCCCAGGCCTTCTTCTTCGCGCGGATCAAATCCCGGTTCCCGGCACAGCGCTTGGCCGAAGCACGGCGTTCGACCTGCTTCCGCCGATCAGGATCAGCGGCGCGCCGGCGGCGGTCTTGAAGCCGTATGTGCTCTCCGTCCTGCACCCGCCTCAGCTGTTCATAGTCGGCGAAGCAGCGTTTGCACCAAGGCTTGAGCCCGTCCTTGTATGATTTGTGCTTAGAATATTCGGTCGTCGGCTTGTCAGTCTGGCACCTTGGACAGTGCTTCACGGCGGCGATTCCATGGATGATCTGGCGACAGAGGCCGACCAGCGGCGTCGCACCCGACAATGTAGCCTCGGACCTCGAGCTGCTGCTTGACGATGTCATGATCGTCCGGACAGAGCGTCTGGAACGGCCCGGCGAAGAACTTCTCCACGTCGCCTTTGTGGGGCTCGACGTGGTCACAGACCAGGAAACGCCTGCGAGGATCCTGCTGACGCGCCCCCGTGTTGGTCAGGCTGCCGTCGTTGATGATGCCCCGGGCTAGACAGAAGCGGCAGAGCGGTTCGTCAGCCAGGTGGCGGGCCCGCGTGGCTTTCCAGCGGGGCGACTTGTAGAGGCGCCGGTACTCCGCTGCTTCTTCGCTGCGGTAGTCGCTCCGGCGAGGACGCTTCATCACTGGGCGCCCCTGAAACGAAGAAGCGCCCCGGAGATGGCTCGGCGGGACGCAGTTCTTCGATCATTCATAAGTGTAGGATCTCTGTGTGCATTAAGTCAGCGTGAGCCGCAAGAGGCGGGCCTTGTTGCTTTTAGGTGGGCAGCCAGCGTCTCCCCGCGCCAGCTGCCCTCGACCATCACACGCGGGCGGGTCGCACGCGCGAGCGACGCTCGATCGTGAGAAGCGGCTCGCCTTCGAGATCCACGTAAGCCACGGCCTCGACCAAATACGCCGGCGTCGGCCTGGGAGCGACGGGCACCGCTTCGATCCTATCGCGCATCTGGCGCGCGGCGGCCCGGACGACGCGGCAGCCCTCCAGCAGCAGATCGCGGCTGGCCTCCCATCGGCTGTTGGCGAAGCGCTCGATGTCGGCCTTCTCGGCTTCGGTCGGCTCGCGCTTCAAGGCGGCGATCTTCGCGGCCTTGGACTTGGCGATGGCGCGATGGTTGATCCACTGCGGCCACGACTCGTCGATGCACACCCGGAACATCTCATCGCGCACGGCCTTGGGCATGCGGTCGTTGATGTCCTTCCAGCGCTCCAACGCCTTCACGGCTCGCGCGTGCTTCTCCAGATCCTCTTGGCCGTCGACCACCGCCCCAGGCTTGGACATGGCCGCGTCCCAGATGGTGGCGACCTCGCGGGGCTCCATCTCGCGGAACTCGACGCCGCGGTAATCCACGACACTCGTCGGCGTCGAGACGTCGACGGCGGTCGGAACTGACGGACCACCGCTCATGGTGGCGCGGTAGAGGCTGGCGTAGGTAGTGGCGGCGCGGTGATCGGCCTCCGAGATCCAGCCGTTCGCCAGGGCGGCGTCCAGCGGGCTAGAGGCCTTGGTGATGTCGTCGCACAGCTCCTTGCGGCGTTCGATCACCAGTTCGTTCTTCGGATTGACTGGCTTCAGGCGTCCAGAGGGGAACCGAGCCCCCTCCTTGCGCGGCCGTCCCTTGCGGGCGCCTACGGACTTCGCCTTCTTGGCCTTCTTCGACATGCTAGTTCCCCGACGTGGTAGGCGAGCTGGCCTGTGGCTTCAACTCGTGCTGGTTGGCGACGGCTTTGCAGATCTGCTCCCACGTCGACTGCTCCAAGAACCGCCAATGCCTGGAATTTCCCCTAGATCGCCTATTCGCTCCAGCCGCATGATCGAATTCTCGTAAAAGATCAGGGCCAGCCGCCTCGATGTGCTTGGCGCAGATGAACGGCCGATCGTCTCGGTTCGGACGGCCGGTCCGGCGGCAGTCGAGCACGATGCAGCAGGGGTGCTGGGTCACGCGGCGGCCTCCATGGCTTCGTGGACGAGGCCGACGCCGAGGCGCTTGAACAGCGCGCCGCATTGGGCCTTGAGCCGCTGGTGGATCGTCGCGTTGCGGCAGACGACGGCGCGTTCGGGCAGGTCGCGCCAGGCGCAGACGTCGAGGTAGCTGATGGCGAACTTCTCGCCAGCCTCGGCGTCTCCGCCCCGGCTGTCGGCGATGTGCGCCACCACGTCGGCGCGGATGTCCTCAGGCCCGGCCCAAGCGCTGGGGCCGCGATCGACGCCATGGTCGCCCTGCTTGGCGTAGGCCTTCCAGTCGCCGCGTCGCAGCCAGTTCAGGATGCTTGGCACGCCCCTGCCCTCCCTCGCCTTGGCCGCGCTGGACCGCGAGAACGCCTTGACCGCCTCGATCAGTTGCTCCTCGCCGCCGGCCTCAGCCGCCACGTCTGGCCAGGCGGCCTCAGCCTGGGCGAACTTGGTCTGGCCTATCGCCGGATATGCGTCGAAGGCCTCCTGGAAGCGATTTCCATGTTCCGCGTCGCCCCCCTCCAAGGGGGGTAGGGGGGATAATATTCTATTCTCTTCTTTTGCGTCCGCACCGCGTTCGCCCTGCGTTGGCATTGCGGACGCAGTGCGTTCGCCATGAGATCGCACCCCGTCGCCTTCGGTATCGCCCTGCGTTCGCGCAGCGGGCGCGGTGCGTCCGTCAGAGGGAACTGACGGCGCGTCAGGTTCCGTTTTGGTTCCGGACGATTCGGCGTCCGTTGAGCCCCAGATCGCCAAGGCTTCGACCACCGCGGGCTTGTTGAGGACGCTGGCCTGAGGGTTCAGGGCGCTCAGGCGAATGGCGAGATCGGCCATCTGGGCCGTCAGGTCACGACCACCGCTCAGGGTCTTTCCCTGGCTGGCGTTGCCCTTGGCGCCGGCGGCCTTCAGGGTCAGACGCTCAAGGAGCTGCTCCAGGGCCTTCTCGGCCACGACGGGGTGATACCACCGCCCATCGGCGCAGAGGACGAAGCCGCTCATCACCTCGTCCTTGATCTTGAGCCACTCGCCCATGGCCCGGCTAAACCCAGCCATGCCGGCCAGCTCGCGGTCCTTGTTGTCGAGGCTGGCGGCTGGGGTCTGCTGCCAGGAGGCGCACCAGAGAAGGACAGAGGCGCGGAACACCTCGGGGTTCTCGTGATTGGCCACGCCGCTGTCGCGCAGGCGCTGGACGTCGAGCAGCATGCTCGGCAGGTGGGCGACGCAGCTATCCGGAGGCGTCATGGGCTTGGGCAGGTGAGCGGTCATCTATGCGTCTCCGGTCTGATAGCTGCGGGTGGTGGTGGCGTTGTCGCGGGCCTGGGCGAAGTACTGCTGGCGGGCGAGGTTGCCGAACTGGGTCAGGTCGTCGTTGAACGACAGGCGGACGGTCCCGATCGGGCCGTGGCGTTGCTTGGCGATGATCAGCTCGGCGAGGCCCTGGACCTTGTCCATCTCCTCAAGCCAGGCCTGATGTTCTGGCGTGCCTTCGCGAGGTTCGGCGCGGCCGAGGTAGTAGGCTTCGCGGAACACGAACCACACCATGTCGGCGTCCTGCTCGATCGAACCCGATTCACGAAGGTCCGAGAGCTGGGGCCGCTTGTCGTCGCGCTGCTCGACCTGGCGGGACAGCTGGGACAGGGCGATCACCGGGACGCCCAGCTCCTTGGCCATGGCCTTCAGCGCCATGGTGACCATCGAGACTTCCTGGACGCGGTTGGCGACGCTGGCCTGCTGGCCCGTCGTGACCAGCTGCAGGTAGTCCACCACGATGAGGTCGAGGCCCGTCTGGCGCTTCTGGCGCCGGGCCCGGGCGAACATCTTGGCGATGCTGATGCCGCCGGTGTGGTCGATGTAGAGCGGGGCTTCCTGAAGCTCGATCGCCGCGTCGCGGACCCGGCCGAACTCGGTCGCTTCGATATCGCCCTTGCGCATGCGGTCGGAGCTGACGCCGGCGGCGCTGGCCAGGATCCGCAGCGTCAGCTGCTCGCCGCTCATCTCCAGGCTGAAGAACATCACCCGCCCGCCCGCGACGGTCTTGTGCGTGCCGTCCGGCTGGACCTCGTAGGCGTAACGCTTGGCGATGTTGAAGGCGATATTGGTCGCCAGGGCGGTCTTACCCATCGACGGGCGGCCGGCCAGGATGATCAAGTCAGGGCTCTGCAGCCCGCCGATCTTCTGATCCAGGTCGATCAGGTCCGTGGCGATGCCCGCCATGCCGCCTTCGCGGCTGAAGGCCTCGGCGGCCATCTGCAGGGCCGACGTGAGGTAGTGGGCGAATGGGCGCGGCCCGCTCTCCGGGGTCCCGGCCTCGGCCAAGGCGTAGAGCTTCTGCTCCGCCGCCTCGATCTGGTCGCCCGGACCAATATCGGTGTTTTTCGCCGTCGCCGCGATGTCGGCGCTGACGCTGATCAGGCCGCGACGCAGGGCCAGCTCGTGCAGGACCTTGGCGTATTCCTGAGCGTAGGACGCGGGCGGCGCGTTGGCGACTAGGCCGGCCAGGTACTGGACGCCGTCCGCCTCGAGGTCGACCAGGGCGGGGTCGTTCTTCAGCTGGCTGGCCAGCAGCGCGGGTTCGGCCAGGCCGCCCTTGCGGATCTGCTTTTCGATCGCGTCGAACAGGCGGCCGTGGAACGGCTCGAAGAAGGTCGAGGCCTTGACCTGCGGCACGCGCTCATAGGCGGCGTTGTCGAGCAGCAGGATGCCCAGCAGGGCCATCTCGGCGTCGAGGTTATGGGGAAGGCCGTCGGCCTCGAACAGGGCACTACCGTCGGCCACGATGTTCCTCCCGCGTCATCAGGCCTAGCGTCAATGCGGCGGCTTTGGGGGACAGGGTGCGCGGAGGCTTGCGTTTGACCACGACAAGGCTGCCATCGCGCATGCGGACCACCGCTTCAGCGAGCGGCCCGGTAGCGACCGCCGCGATCACTTCATTGAGCGTGCGTCCGCTGCGGCCCCATCCGAAGACGTCAAACCCGCTCAAATACTTCTCGCGGATCATCATGATCTCAGAGACGCCACGGCCGAAGGTGAGATCTAGTTGAACCGGGGCGCTGGGCGGACACGGCGCCAGGAAGTGCGGCTTGTCGCAGGCGGGACACCTCCCGACCCAGATCTTGGAAGGATCATTCATGCCCACCTCCCCGGGTGAAGACGTCAACAAACATCTCTTTGACGGCAGCTAGGACGGCGGCGGCCTTGGAGATCGACATCTCCACCACCTTGGCTGCATCGCGTCGGCGCCCCTTGGCCATTTCGGCAAACGCCTCATCTGGCCTGTCGCGGTGAGCCCGCTCCCAGCCTTCGGCGCGGGCGATCAGGTCGTCATGCTCGAGCCACGCCGGCGGGTCGATGATCCGCGCCAGCCGCTCCAGGTGAGGTTTCGTCGCGGCGTCAGACATGACCACCGTCCCCGACGTCAGAATACCGGCGAGCCTCTTGGACCATCCTGTCCAATTTCCCTTGGGCGATCGCCTTCTGGCGGGCGGGGCAGCGCTTGAACTCGACAATGCGGACGTAGTCGATCGTCGATCGGACGCGGTGATGCGTGAACAGCCAGAAGCCATCGGGGCCCTTGCGGCCGTTAAGCCGCATCTCACGGCGGGATTTCATTGCGCGGAGCAGCATCGTCATTGACCACCGCCCTGGGCAACAGGCCCGATCGGAGCAGCCCAACGGGCAGTGGGCATCCAGACGTAGTCGTCGCGCTGCCAACTGGGGCGATGGGTCGGCGGTTCGCGCCAGACGTAGAAGTCGGCGTGCTCCCAGCAGTAGAAGCCGCCAGCGATGGCGATGCCGCCGCTATCAAGCCGAGCGTGGCTGCTGCATTCCTCACACTCGAACCACCAGCCGTGCTCGAATAGGTCCTCTCGCGAAGGTCCGTGCGGCGCCATGCTGTCGAACTCTGGCGCTCGGCGGCACTCCCAGCCGTGGAAGTCACCGTCGCCGAACTGGCAGGATCCTTCGCGCCGGGCCTGGGCGTTCGTCTTGGCGTAGACGATCCCGCCGGTGCCTTCTGTAGTCTCGGTGACAGCGTAGGCCTTGAGGGGCTTGCTCATTGACCACCGCCTTGGATGAGGGTGTTCAGAAGCTCGCGATCACGGGCGCAGGTGGGGCATTCCACCGACCGCTTGCGGTATCGGAGGCCCACGGTGACCGTCGTGCTGACTTGGCCGGTGCCGCCGCACGGTCCGCACTGTTTGATGTCAGCCTTGATCCGTTCGACCAGCTCGGCCGTCAGGCGGCTGATCTCAATCGCGTTGCCGAGCGCCACGTGCGCGAACTGTTGCACGCGCTCAAGCGCCATCTCCAGATCACGGGTCCCGACGCAAGCAATGCCCTGGTCAGGGTGGGGCTCGGTGTTCTTCAGGCGGGCGAACGCGAGCGGCCATTCTGCGTCATCAGCCAGCGTCTCCGTGACTGGGTTGGCCTTCAGGGGCTTGCTCATCGGCGCTTCTGGCTCCGCTTGAAGTTGCGACGGCTCCTGGTCAGCCAGGGCTTTTCGGTCTGCATGCGCTGAGGACGAAGTGGGGCTTTGATCTCCGCCGGCCATCGCGCCTGTGCGGTCAGAAGGCGATCTAGCGTCTCGAAGTCGTCCTTGCTGATGACGCCGTGACCCGTGAATGTGTCCGGCGTCGAGAACAGCTGGCAGATCTCGGCGATCTGCTCGCGGCGGGTCTTCAGGATACCGACACCCACGATCATCGGGTTGGCGCTAAAGACCATCACCGCCTCGTCGGAGGTGGTGGACAGGTCCACCCCTACGATCTCCAGCTCGGCCCCATCGACGAAGAGCCGGCCAGTGCCGAAGTGGTAACCGCTCATGCCGCCCTCCCCTTGGCGTTGTGCTGCGCCTCGCGGATCCGATCCTCGAGGGCGGCGCGGTCGGCCTTCAGGCGGGCGATGTCGGCAATCGCGCCTGGTGCGGTGATGTCGGCGGCCAGGCCTGCGATGGAGCGATCCAGCTCCTCGCGGGTCATCAGCAGGTCGGCCAGCAGCGCCTCCGCCTCGCTGAGCCCTGGGCGGTCGAGGAGCACGTAGAGCCGGTCCTTGCCGAGGCGCAGCCCGTTGGCGGCGGCCTTCAGCGCGGCCGAGGCGCCGAGCGTGACGGGGGGCACGGCGCGGTTGCGCTCGTAGTGGTTCCTGGCCTGCGGAGCGGCGAACATCGCTTCGAACCGGCCCAGCAGATCCCGGCGATAGGATTCTGACAGATCGCGGTCCTTGATCGCGCCAGCTGCGGCCTTCAGGCGGACGCGCAGCCCGGTGCGAGCCTCTGGCGTCCCGAGGCGCTCGGCGTGCAGCTCCATGGACCAGAGCGCGTCGACCATCGGCATGCTGTCGCGCATTTGGGCGACCACCGCCTCGGCGCCCTGCTCGCGCAGCACGTCGTCAGGATCCTTGCCGCCCTTCGGCGTGGCGAAGCGGAAGGTGCGCGTGGCGCCGAGCAGCGGCATGGCGCGCTCGACTGTCCGGCGCGCCGCGTTCTGGCCGGCCTTGTCACCGTCGAAACACAGGGTCGGCTCGGGGTGGATGCGCCAGAGCAGCTCCATCTGCTCTTCGCCCAAGGCCGTACCCATCGCCGCGACGGCCGCAACGCCGGCGCGCTGGCAGGCGATGACGTCCATATAGCCTTCGACCACCGCCAGGACGGCTTCGCGCGGGTCGGACGGCAGCAGGCGGCGCGCCTCGGGCAGGCCGTACAGGACCCGGCCCTTATGGAAGACGGGCGAATCCGGGCCGTTCAAGTACTTCGCCCGGGCCGCCGGATCGAGCGCCCGCCCGCCGAAGCTGATCACCCGGCCTCGGCCATCGGTGATGGGGAACATCACGCGGTTACGGAAGCGGTCGTACGGCGCGCCGCCGTCTTCCGGGGCGATCAGCAGGCCAGCCTCGACAAGCTCGCCCGGCTTCGCGCCCTTGGCGACGAGGTAATCCTTCAGGGCGGTGCGGCTCTCCGGCGCATAGCCGATGCGGAACCGGCCCCACTCGGTCGACGGGAAGCCCCGGCCGCTCAGGTAGCGTTGGGCGTCGCCGCCTACGGGGCGGGTCAGGTTCGCCTGGTACCAAGCCGCCGCCAGCTCCAGCCAGTCCAGCAGGCCGCCGCGGCGCCTGTCTTCGGCGGCGTCGCGCGGATCCTGGGTCGGGATCGACATACCCGCCTCGGCGGCCAGGCGCTCGACCGCCTCGGCGAAGGTCAGGCGCTCGGTCTCCTGCAGGAACGCAATGACGTCGCCATGCTTGCCGCTGCTGAAGCAGTGGTAGAAGCCCTTGTCGTCGTTGACGAAGAACGACGGGCTCTTCTCCTTGGCGAAGGGCGAAAGGCCTGCGTATTCACGGCCCTGGCGGCGCAACTTCACCGTCTTGCCGATCAGGTCCGAGGGCCGGATGCGGACCTTCAGCTCTTCCAGGAAGCTGTCTGGGAAGCGGCTCATGCGACGCTCCAGGTGTATTCGCCGCAACGGTCCTTAGGATCGGTCACGGGCCATTCGGCCCTCACATCCGATCCGATAACGACGGCGGTTGGCGGGTAGCGCCGGCATTGCAGTTCGCCGCGCTTCAGTCCTGTGTCGTGGGAGTGGGCGCACGTCCTGCAACTGGCCGGGGCAGTCGGGAACTTTATTGGAGGCAGCTTCATGCCGCGACCTCATCGGCCCGGGCGAACGGCCGGCCGCGCAGGGCAGTGCAGACTCCCTCGCGGATCTGGCGGCCGGTCAGGTGTTCGAGCGCGAGCCGCTTATTGATCTCGCGCGTGGCCTTCGGCGTTGTCCCGACACGGTGACGCGCCATCAGGTCGCGAAGCTCGTCAGCCCAGAGCAATTCGAGCTGGGCGCGCGGATCAGCGGCGTGCTCCATCACGTCGCGCAGCCAGTGGGCGCCCTGGTAGGGGTCCAGGTCGGCAAACCCGTCGTCGGTTTCGACCATGATCCGCACGCGGCGCAGCTCGTCGATGTACTCCGGGTTGGGCCGGGTGTAGCCAGCCCTGCCGCCACCGGGCTTCTCGACCCAGTCGTAGATGACCAGGCCCGCGCTATCCTTCAGGGAGCTGGACAAAGCGTTGAGCAATGCGGCCCGGTGCTTCTCGGTGACGTAGAGACGCACGTCGCCCGTGACGCGCAGCGCAGCCGAGACCTGATCGCGCAGCCGCTTCAGGACGTCCCGCTCGCTCTTGATCTCCACCAGCGTGATCGCCTCGGGGCGAACAGCACCGACGTCGAGCCGAATGCCGCCCCAAGACATATTCAGCTCGTGGATGATGCGCGCGGACGGGAACTCGCGGCGCAGCGCGGCCTCGACCTTGGCGCGGATCCGTTCCTCTGCCGGGGAGCCCGCCATCTAGGCCGCCTCCCCCACGTCGTTCCGGCCGGCGTCCAGGACGTCGAACAGGGTCGGCTGGGTCACCTCGAACTCGGCGGCCGTCAGGTAGCGGAGGCTGTCCTTGAAGTACTGCTCGTTCAGCTCCGAGCCGTAGCCGCGACGGCCCAAGGTGACGGCGCGGACCGGAACGGTGCCAATACCGGCGAACGGGTCATAGACCAGGTCGCCCTTGGCCGAGCAGAACCGGATGACACGGTCGACGATGTCGATCTGCAGGGGGCAGACGTGCTTCTCGCGGTTGCCCAGGGACTGCTCGTTGTTGAGCGTCAGCACCCGGACGATGTCGGTCCAGACGACGCCCGTCGGCGATTCCAGGGCCAGGGCGGCGAAGGTCTTCGGCAGGGCGCCGCGCTCGGCCAGGGCTTCGGCCAGGCGAACGTGGTCTTCGTGGTCATAGACCACCCGGCCCGACTGCTCTCGGAAGGCGCGCTGCAGCTGCTTGGGTGGCAGGGCGGCCAGCTCGTCGACGGTCAGGTACCGATCACCACCGCTGCGCCAGTAGGAGGCGGCGTCGATCTGCCACCGCGCCAGGCTGTACTCGTCCAGGCCCTTGGTCACCGGATCGTCGGCATAGCCGCGCGAAAGGTCGGTCTGGGCCTTGCGGAAGAACAGCATGTACTCCGGCGAGCCGGAGCCCATCTTCGTGGCATCCTTGCGCATCTCGGAGTAGCCGAGGCGATAGGTCTGGTTGTTCTCCCGAACCACGTCCGTCTCGATCGGGCGGACCGCCAGAAGGTGGAAGCCGTGCTTGCGGTAGTGGGCAATGCAGTCGGCGTGGAACGGCTCGACGGTCGGGAAGCTCAGGCCCGTGACGTTGCCGAACAGGATGCGGTCCTTGACGTGCACGGCCAGGATCCGGCCGGGCTTCAGGATCCGGAGCAGCTCCGGCGTCAGGAAGTCTAGCTGGTCGAAGAACGCGCCGTTGTCGCGGTTGTGGCCGAAGTCATTGTAGCTCTCGCAGTACTCGTACTGCGTCCCGAACGGGATAGAGGTCAGGATCAGGCCGACGTGGTCGCTGGGCATGCGACGGGCCTCGTCGACGCAGTCGTTGTTGACCGCGGTCCAGCGCTCGCCGCTTTCCTGGCGCCGGGTGACGCCGATGCTCCGGCGCATGGTCTCGACCGCCGCGATCCGGCCCAAGCCGTACTTGCGGATGATCTCGGTCATGCGCTCGCGAAGCTCGATGTCGCGGGCCCACTTCTCCTCGAGGTTCCGGCGCTGCTCGCGCTCGGTCTCGGCGTAGACGATGTCGATCACCACAGGATGGGCCTGGCCGAAGCGCTGGATCCGGTGGATGGCCTGAATGAAGTCGCGGAACTTCGGCCCGATGCCGGCGAAGATGGCCCGGTGGCAGTGGCGCTGCAGGTTACCCCCCGCGCCGAGCATCACCGGCTTTGCGGCAAGGTCGCTCAAAACGCCGTTCTTGAAGTCGCGCAGGATCTGGTCGCGTTCGTCCAGGTCCTGGGTCCCGTAGATGGCCTTGGCCTGAGGCAGCGCCGCGGCGATCGCCTCGCGCTCCGCCTCGAGGTCGTGCCAGATGATGAAGTGGTTCTCCGGCTCGGCCTCGCGCAGCTCCTTGACCTTGGCGACGCGGGTCGGGAGCGTGTCGCGCTTCTCGCGGGCCGCCTCCTGCAGGCTCACCGCGGCGTCGCGCAGGAGCTTCATCTGGCCGCGCGCGTCGCAACCGGCGTCGGTGATGTCCGCCTGGACCTCGTGCCAGCGGACCTCCAGCTCGGGGAGGACGTAGCCCTCGTCGCTGTAGCCAAGGTCCGAGGGCTTTTGAAGGAAGATCGCCCAGGTCGAGGCCCAGAGCCAGAATTCGTCTTCCTTGTGGGGGTAGAGGGTCAGGTCGCCCGCCTTCTCGGCGTTGCGTTGGAAGAAGCGCGTCAGGGCCTGGCCTGTGTCCATGGCGCCGAGGAAGCCGGCGTAGTGGATCAGCTCCTTGTAACGGTTCGGCGAGGGCGTGGCCGTCGCGACGTAGCGGAACGGCACCGGCTCGAACGCCGGCATGAACTCCTGGAAGGTCTTGGAGCCGTAGCTCCGGAGCACGTCGGCCTCGTCCAGGCTGGCGAAGATGAAGCGGCTGGGCGTGATCTTGCCCTCGCGCACGCTCTCGTAGTTCGTCAGATGCATTTTGCCCGGCTGGATCTCGGCGTCGGTCTGGATGAAGACCAGCTCGATCCCCATCGTGGCCGCGTCGTCGAAGAACTCCTGCCGCACGCCCAGCGGGGCGACGATCAGGCCCTCGCCGGCATGACGCATCAGGACCTGGCGGCCGGTCTCCAGCTGCATCGACGTCTTGTGCAGTCCGTAGCTGGTGAAGTAGGCGCGGCAGCCGCCGGCGAGGCCCCACTGGACGATCGCCTTGCAGTGCGGCTTGAGCCACGGGTGCAGCTCGTCGATCTCGACATGGAAGCCGGTCGTCGGCGCCGCGATCGCCTTGTCTTCCAGGAACTTCAGATAGGCGTCGGTCACGGGCGCACCTCCTGGCCGGCGTCGGCGCCTTGGAATGGGAACGGAGGTGGCGACGGCGGCGCCATGGCGCTGTTCTCGCGCGCGGCCCAGGTCAGCAGCACCGTGTTCATGCCGAGCGCGCCGCGGTACGGCGGCAGCTCGTAGCAGACGTAGGCGGCGAAGCCGGCTGGGGTCAGTTCGACCCGCTGATGCGGCTTGAACCGGGCGAATTCGGTGTCGAGGCGGGCCAGCACCACCGCCCCGTCGGCAGTGACGCAGTGCCGGATCGCCTCCATGGGCAGGGTCCAGGCCGGGCCGATCATGCCGCGATCCTTTCCTGTTCGGGCGCGTAGTCGGCCGCGATCAGCTCGCGCCATTCGACCTTGTAGCCGAAGTGCTCCAGCTTCCCGACCCAGAGCCGGAAGATAAGGCCCTTGTGGCGCGGATCCGGCTGGCCAGCCTTGTAGAGCCGCCCCTTGCGGCGGCCGTCGCGGTCCTGGCCGTGCAGTTCGGCGGCGGCGTCGACCGCAGGGCGGATGGCGCTCTGCAGGTCGGCCTCGGTCGGGTCGATCGTGTCGAAGAGCGAGAGCTGCTCGGCCGCAACCAGCTTGTCAGCCTGCTCGGCTAGGGTGGCGATCTCGTCGTCGAAGATGAAGGTGTCTTCCTCGAGGAGCGGACCCCAGTCCTGGAATTCTTCGACGTTCTCCAGGGCGATGACACGCGGCCGGACCTGGGCGGCCCAGCGAACCACGATCCATGCGAGCGACCGGATCTTCTTCTCGCGCGGCTTGCCGCCGCGGGCCTTCGAGTGGTGCTTGCAGTCGGGCGAGGCCCAGAGCAGGCCCACCTTGCGCTCACCACCGCACGGGCGACGGAATTCGGCGATCGCCTCCTTGGGGCAGACCTCGTTGACGTCGGCGCAGTAGTGCCGGGTCGTGGGATGGTTCGCGGCGTGCAGCGCGACCGCTTCCTTGTCGTGATTGATCGCGATGTCCGGGTGACGGCCCGTGGCCATCAGGATCGCGGTCGATGCGCCGCCGCCGCCGGCGAACAGATCGACGATCAGCTCGTCGTTGTCGTTGGCGTGGGGCGGGGTCCAGGGAGCCTTGGCATGGCCCAGATCTTCCAGGACCTGGCGGGCAGCAGCTGCAGCGCTCATGCTGGTTTCCTTTGCTTCCAGTGAAGGGCGAACACCTCGCGGTCGAAGACCTCGAAGGCGGCCTCCTCGCAGGCGAGTTGGATGAAGAAGTCGGCCAGGCGCAGGGCGTAGGCCGCGCCGCTCTCGCCGGGCTGCTGTTCAGCCGGGGCGGACGGATCGCCCGCCTCGATGCGGCGCTGGCCCTCGGCCAGAATGTCAGCGATCTGGGGGCGCCGGATCGTCAGGGTGTCGACGTGCACGATCTTCACGACACCACCGCCAACTCTGGCCAGCGGAACACGCGCACACGATGACGGCCGAGGGTCACGTCGTTTCGGACGCGCGGTCCCTCGTTCCAGGCCATGGCGACGGCCTCGCCGTCGGGATGGTCGATCCCGCGCAGGATGATCGCGCCGCAAGGGCCGTGACCCAGGTAGAGCGCGACGTCTCCGGCTTGGGTGCGCGCGGCTCCCCTGCCCTCGACGATCTCCATGCCCGCGTCGATCAGGACCGCCTGCAGGTCGGTGGCGTCCGGTTCGACCGTGACGGCGTCGGCTGGCGTCAGTCCCTGGGGCGGGATCTTGGTGGGATACGCCTTCAGCGGCATATCGAGCAGGGCTCGCGTCCTCCGCTTCGCCATGAATGCGCGGGCATCGAACGTCATCTGGACGACCTGCCGCACGAACCCGAACCCGTCGAACGCGAGCGGCCCACGGCCGCCCATCTCGAACGATGGCTGCAGCGAAAGCAGGTAGAGCGCGGCGTCCGCCATCATCTCGCCGGCGGGCAGTTCCCGAACGGGGATGCCATTCAAGCTGCTGATCGCCGTCTCGCTCAGCATCGAGCCCTCCTCTTGGCGTTCTGCTGGATCTGCTCGGCTGCGCTGAAGGCCTGGCCCGACAGGCTGGCCAGGTGCGTGCCGGTCGCGGAGGGGCCGCAGGCCTGGGCCGCGTTCATCGCGCTGGCGGTGCACAACTCGCGCGCCAGGTCCTGGCGCTCGTTCGGGTCGATGACGTCGCGCATCACGCCCGCCACCGTGTCGAGGGCGCGTTCGCGCATCCGGCCGCGCCTGGCGCTACGCTCGCGATCGCCGTCGATGCGGCTCACGACGTGGGTCTCGCGACGGTTCAGGCCCATTGCCGCATCGCCCCCGTGCGACGGTCGATCTCGCCGCGCGCCTTGCGCTTCTGCTGGGTGTTCGGCGAGGTCTGGCCCTTGCGGGTATGATGCTCGCACCACTGGCGGCCTCCGGACCGGGGCGACACCGGATCGCAGCAGGCCATCAGCTCGCCAGCGATCGTGATCGGCCAAGAGCATTGGGCGCGCCCGCGCTCCATGAACGGCTGGGGGTTCTGCGGCTTAAAGGCTTCAGGCTTCATCGTGACCATCGGCGCGGCGGGAGACGTGGCCGGCGCGGTGGCGACGACCTTCAGAACAGGCGGCTTGGCGGGCTTGGGCGCAGGGGCCGGTTTCGGAGCGGGCGCGGGCTTCCGCTGGCGGGGGCGACCCTGCCGCGGGGCGGTTTCCGAGTTGAACTGGGCGAGCTCGCGGGCCCGGCTGCGGTTCGTGTCGTTCAGCGCCTCGCTGCGCTTCAGGCCGAGGCGATCGACCTTCCCGAGGACAGCGTTACGCGTGACGCCGAGCTGCATGGCGATCTGGGACGCCGTGTCGCCAGCGAGCCAGCGCTGCTTGAGGACGTCGACATCCGCGTCCGGCCAGCCGCCGGCTCGGGTGCGGCTGACCTCCTGGTACTTGTTGACCGTGTGCCGGGACACCCGGAGACGGTCCATCACGTCTTCTTGGCTGACGCCCTGGCGCCGGAGCGAGACGATCTTATCGACGACGGTCGGGTCGATTGGGCTGCCCATGTCAGACCTCCACGATGTCGACGCCGTGCAGGGCGGCGACGAGTTTCTTCTTGAGGCGGTAGACGGCGTTGTCGGCGGTCGCTTCGGACTTCACGTCCTCGACCACACGGTCGCCGCGGCCGAACCCGTCCGGCGCGAAACGCGGATCCACGACCACGTAGGCCGCGTCGGCTCGGTAGGCGCCGACGGTTACCGGCTTGCCCGTCCGCTTGTCCGTGACGACGAAGGGGAACTCCGGCTGCAGCTGCAGGTCGCTGATCTTGCCCAGGCGGACCAGGCGCTTCAGTTCAGCAACGCGGCGGGATTCCTTGGCGGAATCGTAGACCACGCCGTCCATCTCGGTCCGGACGTTGCCGTACTTGCTGCGCTTGCCCTTCTCGCCCTTAGCCAGCTCGGGATGCTGAGCCAGAGCTGCGGCGCGCAGGTTCGGCGGGAGGCTGTCGAGGGGGATGCCCAT